CAATCGACGAAATCTACGCAATACCGGTGGATGGGGATGGATGGAGATTGCTCCCCAGTGGAAATAAGTTGTTGATTGGCCCCAACGTGCAAGCGCCAGACGGTATTAATTTATCCCGCATCGGCGAGGGGGCCAGTATCGGCGAGGGGGCCAGCATCGGCGCGGGGGCCAGTATCGGCGAGGGGGCCAGTATCTGCGCGTGGGCCAGTATCGGCGCGGGGGCCAGTATCGGCGCGTGGGCCCGCATCGGCGCGTGGGCCAGTATCGGCGAGGGGGCCAACATCGGCGCGATGGCCAGTATCGGCGCGATGGCCCGCATCGGCGAGGGGGCCAGTATCGGCGCGTGGGCCAGTATCGGCGAGGGGGCCAAATTTGAGAAATCGCCATTGGCGGTGCAGGGATCCCGCCATATCGCTATTCAAAACTCTCCCGGAAAGATCGCTGTTGGGTGCCACGTGCATACCTACGCACAATGGAAGCGCTGCTATAAATCAATTGGCAACGCTAACGGCTACACGCCTGAACAGATCGAGGAATATGGGCGCATCCTTGATTTCCTGATCGCGAACAGCACACCTGCGGAGGCGAAATGAAAGAAGATTCAGCAGTTCGCGTAGAGATGGCGATTCGAGGCGCGCATATTGCAAAGCAAGCGCTAGAGTTACTCGCCATTGAACCTTGTCTGGCACGTATGCAGCTTGTAGAGATCGTCAAGGCGGTCCGCGAAGCAGATAATTTTCTGAAAGAGGCCGGTAAATGACTGATAGCGCAATCACCAAACAGCAGCAAGCGCCACTCGCCGCGCTCGATCCCATGCAAATGATCCAAGCGGCCTATCAGTCCGCCATCGAGCATGGCGCAGGCTTGGATGTGGTCAACAGCATCGCTGCCCAGGCGCGGGAAGAGCGCGACTATCGAAGCCGCGAGAAGTTTAACGCTTCGCTCCTGCGCATCCAGCAGACCATCAAGCCGATCCTCAAGCGCGGGAGCGGCGAGAAGCCCGGCGCCAAGTATGCGCTCATCGAAGACATTGACGCGGCGCTGAACCCCCTGCTCGCCGAAGAGCGCATGAACCTCACCTTTGAGCCTGCCATCAGCGAGAAGCCAAACACCATCGTAGTTACCGCCATTCTAGCCCAAGGAGCCTACGAGCGCCGCTACCCGCTGGAGATGCCGGCGGACGGCATGGGTCCGAAGGGTGGCCAAGTGATGACGCGCACACATGCCACCGGTAGCGCCATGACCTACGCCAAGCGCTATCTCAAGAACTTCATCTTCGACCTTCAATTCAAGCAGAAGGACGACGACGGAAGCGCTGCGGGTGGCAAGCAGCCAGGCGTACTTGCTGAGCGCGATCACCTGACGCACCTTGAGAACATCCGCAACGCCAATGACGCCGAGGAACTGCGCAGGATGTACATGGCCGCGCAGAAGGCCGCGGACGCGACCGGCGACGCCAAGAGCACGATCACCTTTGCGGACGCGAAGAACAAGCGGTACAGAGAACTGCAAGCCGAAGGGAGAATCTAGTGAGATTGAACACCGACACACACGCGGCACAGCCCGCAGTTATCAGCGCATCAACCGAACTGGCAATCATCAGCGCAATCCCAGCCATCGTGCCAGCGGAGTTTTTCAAGCCCAACGGAGCCGACGCGGTATTGTCCGCGCTCAAGACCGAAGTGCGCAAGGTTGCCGCAACACTCGACATCAGCACACCGGGAGGCCGGGAGGGCATCGCATCACTGGCGTACAAGGTGGCGCGGTCCAAGACCGCGCTGGATGAGCAGGGTAAGGATCTGGTCAGCGCCATCAAGAAGCAGACCGGCGAGATCGACGCGGAGCGCAAGCGGGTCCGCGATGAACTGGACGCGCTGAAAGACGAGGTGCGCAAGCCGCTGACCGATTGGGAGAATGCGGAGAAATCCCGCGTTGCCGAGCATGAGGACGTGATCCGCCAGATTGAAGTGCTAGGCCGGTTAGACTGCCCTCTGAATTTGGAAGAGATCGAGGCCCGCGCCGGTCGGATCAGCGTCCTTTCAGACCGCAACTGGCAGGAATTCAAGCAGCGGGCGGCTGGCGCAAAGGCAATGTCAATGGAGAGCCTTTCCGAAGCACAGAATCGCGCAGTAGAAGCAAAACGGTTGCGCGAGCAAGCTGAACGGCTGGAAGTGGAAGCCCGTGAGCGGGCCATCAAAGAGCGCGAGGAAGCCGCCGCGAAGGCTGCTACCGCCGAGGCAGAGCGCAAGGCCACAGAGCAGGCGCGGCTGGCGCGTGAAGCGGCAGAGGCCGAGCAACGTCGCATTGAGAACGAGCGCATTGAAGCCGAGGCCCGAGCGAAGCAAGCTGAGGCCCAGAGGATCGCGGCGGAGGAGAAAGCAGCGCGTGATCTAGCTGAGGCAGCGCAACGGGCGGAAGTTGCACGTATCGAAGCCGAGGATCGGGAGCGCCGCGCGATTGCACAAGAGCGCCAGCGGCTTGCCGACCAGCAAGCGGAAGCCAAGCGTGCGGCAGAGCAGGCGGAAGAGCGGCGCATCCGGGACGCCGAGCACGCGGAAGCCAAGCGTAAAGACGAGGCAAAGCTAGCCGAGCAGGACCGCATCAATGCGGCAGCTAAAGCCAAACGCGACCAGGAAGCCGCAATCGAGGCCGAACGCCAGCGGGTTGCCGCAGAGAAACGCAAAGAGGCTGCGGAGGCTGAGGCGCGGGCAAAGAACCGGGCGCACCTGCGCGCGATCCACCACGAGATACTGGCCGCGCTTGCGCTTCTCAATATCTCCGAAGAGGCTGGCAACCTGCTTATCGCTGCCATCGCAAAGGGCGCTGTGCCGCACGTAACCATCAGTTATTAAATTTGCGCGGGCGACTCCGACAACCTGGAGACAGGCTCTGAACACTCACGGATGAGACGGGGAACCCTCGGGGGATAGGGTGCCAGCAGCATTCCACCGGCCAACTAGGAGGCCGTAGCCAAAAGGTAACGGAAGCTGGCAGGGAGCGGAACGTCCCGCGCAATAACCATCAAACACAGAGAGGGAATATGCAGATTCTACGATTCGCGCAGCAGGGCACAGACGGCAACGTGTCGGATGACTTCTTTCAGGCGCACCTTGGCCGCGCTACGGCCTCCAACGCCTCATCCATTCTCGATTTCACGCAGAAAGGCGTGGAGGGTTCCAAGCGCAAGCTCTATCGGCTGGAGAAGGTCGCCGAGATCCTCAGCGGCATCGCGGCGCAAGACCACTTTGTTTCGGCACCAATGAAGGCTGGCACGTTCTCCGAGCCAGCGGCCCGCACCGCCTACGAGCTTGAAGAGGGTGTCATGGTTGAGGAAGTGGGCATGGTGGTAGGCGACAATGAGCGCTGCGGCTGGAGCCCGGACGGAGTTATAAACGACGCTGCTGGAAACATCGTCGGCGCAATCGAGGCGAAGTGTCCGCGCACAACCACGCACCTGCAAACCCTCGACGCCGGCCAGATTCCAGAGGGCAATATGCCGCAACTGCTCTTTGCGTTCATGTGCTGCCCGCCGCTGCAATGGATCGACTTCATCAGCCGCGATGGAGGCATGAGCAACGATCCTGCGATGTTCGGCCCGATTCTGCCCAGGCGCTACGTGCAGTTCACCATCCGCCTGCACCGCGCGGAATGTGAGCCGCAGATTGCCAAGATGCGCGAGGCGACGGACAAGTTCCTCGCAGACGTGGACGCAACGATTGAGCGGCTGAAAGCCAGAGCGCCGGAGGTTGCCGAGCCTGAGCGCGTTGCCGAGGACTTCGGCGACCTTGGGATCTCGGATGCTGACATTGAGTGGGCGAAAGGTGGGTTTGAAAATGCAGCAGACAGCGCAGCAAGTTGAAACATTCACCGGCGTCGTAGAGAATACGATTGCGCACAAAGACATTGGCTGGGTGCGCACAGATGCCGGCGAGACCCTCTTCATGCACAAGAACTATACCCGTGCGCACAAACTGCCCGAGATCGGCGCGCGCGTCACAGGTTGTATCGGGCGCGTGGGGAATGAGGGCAAGCAGGCGCGTGCGTTCAAGGTTGAGGTGTGCAGGTGAGTATCACTTTCACGGTACCGCTCGTGCCTCCGTCGGTGAACCACTATTGCAAGCACACGCGCACCGGCAGGAGCTATGTCACCGCAGAGGCAACTGCATTCAAGGCTGCGATTGCTGTCTACTCTCGCGGTATGGCGTTGAGCGCAAAGACTTTCTCG